ACCGGCCTTGCAGACATAGAAACTATCCACAATATCGGATACCGGATTACTTACTGATTGAGATAATTGTAGATGCTTTCTAAAATCAAATCCAGTCTCTTGTACAAAAGCTAATTCCATCGCAACTTTGTTGGAGTTTCCTTTACCAGTGGCTTGTTTTTTAACCACAGTAGGAGGAATTGTAGTAAACGTTACTCCTGACTTCCATAACGTTTGCTTTAACACACCACAATTTTCCGCGATGTTAAAGACTCTACCTGTAGAAGAATAGGAATAGTCTTCGATAAAAACGTGGTGAGGTGATAGATCGTAAATAATATCTATAACCCATTTAGTAATGTTATGGTACCGCTCTTGATCGTTATTGTATTCTTTTACTAGTGTGCCGGTAACCGGGTGGTTACTTCCTTGCAGTTTCTTATTAGAAGTAAGAAAAAAAAATTTGCACCCGTTAAAATTAAACTCATCGCCGTTAAAAAAACAACACGCTGGACTAGTTAAGGAAAGATCAATCCCTAAAATCTTCATCGTCAAGCTCGTCATCATCCTCTTCTTCGTGCTCTATTTCACTTCCGCAGTACGGACAAAAGGAGACCGGATCATCAGTTTCAAAAATTGAATCAACTGAATATTCAGCATTACATTCGTAACAGGTAAATATTGGACTCATTATACCTCCGTTTGAGTAACTTGTATACCTGCTTTATGTAGTAATTCTAAACCTTCACTGCTTCGATACGCAGTACTAAAAAAGACATTTTAAATTCCTGCTTGTACTATAAGTTTGGAACATTCTATACAGGGAGCGTGGGTAAGAAACATTACACTATCTTGACCAGAATTTCCTTGTCTTGCTAGTTTACATATTGCATTTGCTTCAGCATGAATAACTTCGGGCTTTGTTTTATATTCCTCATCTTCACAACTATTATCCATACCGGCTGGTGTACCGTTATATCCAAAAGAAATTATGTTACTATCTTTTACAATAACGGCTCCAACCTGCAATCTTTTAGCGTGAGAAAGTTTTGATGTTTCTTTTGCAACATTCATAAAAAAATTAACAAACTTACTTTTCATTAAAAAGTTTTATCGAAATGAATTATTCTCGGTAATCTATACTTAGAAAAAATATCCTCTTTTGTTCTTAATTGTAAATTTTTGCCTGTATTGTTCATGTATGTTCTGTCCGCTTCTTCTATAGAAACCCCCTCGGGGAAACTATCAGGTTCTATAATTTCTCCATCTATATTTCTTAATGCATGAATACAGTCAATAATAGTATTATCTTCTAAAGATTTAAGTTGATGTATTTTATTTTTTGCAACAAAAATTGTAGCCGGCGCTTTAAACGTTTTAGGAGGTCCCATTTCGTTTTTTTCCTCGTCAAAGACTTGAACTTCGCAGGAACCAATTGATAGGTAGCTTACATGGTCATAGAGATGAGAATGTCCAAGCTCTATTGTATATGCTTTATGAAAAGTCATTCTTCTGATATAAACATTAGAGCAACAAGAAATTTTGATCTCCGGACCGTTCAACGTTTGCACAGGGTCTTTTACGTAATTTGAATTAGATGTATGAAATTGGTTCATGAAAATCCTTTAAAAAATTTAGGTCCTATTAATCTTAAACATTTAAGCTGCTTTACCCCACACATCATCCCATTTACCTGAAAGAGCTCCCTTAGCATAATCTGTTACTCGGTTTTCAAAGAAGTTACCATGTATAGGGGCGTTAATCATTTCTTCAACCCAGGGTAAAGGATTTTTCTTAACCTTAAAAATACCTTTCATACCCATAGAAATAAGTCTTCTATCGGCAATGTATCTAATGTAGTGTTTTACTTGCTCGGGTGTTAAGTCTTCCATTGGCCCCAAATTAAATGCAAGGTCAATAAATTTATCTTCTAGTTCTACCATTCTTTCGGCTATAGTATAAATTTTAGACTTAAGGCTGTCATTCCATATTTCAGGATTTTCTTGAATGTATGTCTTAAACAATTTTAACATGGACTCGGTATGCATTGTTTCATCAACAATAGACCACGTAACAATTTGTCCCATTCCTTTCATTTTACCGTGTCTTGGAAAATTAAGTAGCATTATAAAAGAAGAAAACAATTGCATACCTTCAGTAAATGCTGAAAATACAGCTATGTGGGTTGCTGTATTTTCTTTTGTAGAGTTTTTAGAAGATATATTTAAAACATACTCATGCTTTTCTCTCATCTCTTGATACTCCATAAATTCATTATACATCGTCTCCGGTAATCCAAGAGTTTCAATAAGATGGGAGTACGCAGCAACGTGTAGTGCTTCTCTTGCACCAAATCCTAATAGCATCATTCTAACTTCAGGCTGTGAAAAATATGGCAAATAATTTTTTACGTACCCACCAGCTACGTCTATATCACCCTGAGTAAAAAATCTAAAAATATGGGTAAGGAATGTTTTTTCTGATTGAGTAAGTTTTTTAGCCCAGTCTTTTACATCTTCAAGCATCGGTACTTCTGTATGAAGCCAATGAGACTGTTCATGCTTAAGCCATGCTTCATAAGCCCATGGGTAGGCAAATGGTTTAAAATGTGTTCTTTCGTCTTCTAATTTTAATTTTTCTTTTTGCATTTATCCCTCGCAAGCAAGACATGTATCGCCTTCTACTAAGGCTTTCATGTCAATTTCTTTTATTACTTCTCTCTCTATTCGTTTTGCTACTTTATCAGCCTTAGCCAACTTTTCCGATCTACAATAGTAAAGTGTTTTTAATCCTTGCTTCCATGCCTGAAAATGAACGGCATGTAAATACTTAATATTTACATCCGGTCTGAAGAAGAGGTTAACGGATTGCGCTTGGTCAATGTAACTTTGTCTGTCAGCTGCGTGCTCCACGACCCATCTTTGGTCAATCTCCATAGACGTCTTGTAGACATCCTTTGTCCAGTCATCCATCCACTCAAGGTGCTGAACCGATCCATCGTTTGCAATAATACTTGACCATATTTCATCATACCAGCCCTCCTTATGATTTTTTTCTTCCTTGCGGATAAGTTTGTCTAAGTATCTGTTTTTATTAAGGGATGATCCACTCAATGTGTCCTGTCTATAAGCATTAGCCCGAAAAGGCTCAATAGAAGGAGAAGTGTTGCCCATGATGATGGATGAAGAAGCGTTAGGAGCAATAGCCAGCATATGACTGAAACGTAAACCGGTACCTTTAGCATCAGGAGCCTCTCCACGCTCCTTACCAAGCTCTTTATTAGCTTCATCTAATCCCTTTTTAATGTGCTTGAAGATTTTATGATTAGCGGATACGGCCAAAGCACTCTCCCAAGGAATATTATTACGCTGCAGATAAGCATGGAACCCAAGGGCACCAATACCAATAGAACGTTCTCTTTGAGCACTATACTTTGCACGACTGATAGGGTCAGGAGCATTATCAATAAAGTGCTGAAGGACATTATCAAGCATTTCGGCAACGTCTCTAAGAAATAGTTTATCATTTTTCCACTCATCGTAGTACTCTAAGTTTAAAGACGAAAGACAACATACCGCAGTACGCTCTTTATCGGTAGGTAAAATAATTTCTGAACAAAGGTTTGATTGTCTTATTTTAAGTCCAAGCTTTTTTTGAAACTCCGGCATCGCTCTATTTGATGTATCAATAAAATGTAGATACGGCTCTCCAGTTTGCATTCTTATTTCTAAAATACGTTGCCACAACTCCCTTACCGATATTTTATCTCTCACATCCCCGTTGTGCGGGTCTTTTAGTTCCCATGTATCATCGTAATGGGGGTCCTGCATGCACTTTTCAATCAACTGCATAAAGTCATCAGTGATATTAATACCATGATGTAAGTTAAGGGTACGCATGTTAGGGTCACCGGTTGGTTTTCTCATCTCCAAAAATATGAGAATGTCAGGGTGACTAATATCAAGGTAAGCAGCGTAACTGCCACGTCGGGTGCGGCCTTGTCTGTAAGCCAAACTAGAAGCGTCATAAGTCCGAAGGTGAGGCATAACCCCAACAGATTTATCATCAGCTGAACGAATTCCAATTCCAATTCCAACTCCTCCCCCTAGCATTGAAAGCCAATTTACCTCCGATAAACAGTCGACCAGGCCTTCAGCGGAATCATCCAGATAGGGTAGAAAACACGAGATAGGAAGACCTCGCTTGCTCATACCAAAGCTAAGAATGGGAGTAGAATAAGAAAGCCAATGTCTAGAAGAATACTCATAAAGCTTTTGCGAGTGTTCCTGATCTGATCCAAAAGCCTTTGAAACATATGCAAACCTCTCCTGTGGTGATTGTTCGTCCTCGCGCATGTAACTTTCTTTTAATCGCTTTAACCCTAACTCATCAAATAGTGTATCTCGAGAATAGTCTACCCTAATGCCGTGAACCAAATCAGCCATATACGCCTCTAGTTATTATTTTTCTACGAAATTGTCTATAATTGGAAACACATCACTGATCACTTTAGCACATAGTTTAGCTATTTCGGTGTGTTCTTTTTGCGTTCCGTTACCGGATCGTAGTTGTATGTAGTGTACCCAGGACCTCAGAGAACCGTTACAATACAGTTTTGAAATAGTATTTCCTTCTGGTAGTACACACCGGGCCTGTTCCTTGGCAATCCCTTTTAATACTGCCCACTCGTAGGTGGTTTTGGCCTGTTCTATTAAACTTCTCTGTAAATTTTCCCACTGATAGGCAATACGCCGATGATCGTCGTCATGAGGGTCAATGTCTATAGAATTTTGACGGTTACTGGGGTCTTGAAGTCTTGCTTTTCTAAGAACAAAATCGAGCTCCTCAACTGGGTTAGCATATCGTTGGGAGAATTCTTGGAATGTAAAACTTCTGTGCCTAAGGAGTTGTCTGGCAATGTCTCTTGTGGTTGTGATTTCAAGACAGACGTTGACCATTTCAAGGGGTGACCAATGTCTGTTTCTGATAAGGTATTGGATGAGCTTTTCTGAAGTCTCGGTATTGAATTGATTGGAGGGATTGGAGACGCGTGCGCAGTACGCGACCAACTCCTGACAGTCCTGTATGCCTTCACTTTGTAGCCACCTATCGGGTTTTTGATAACTAATTAATTTAACATTCATGCTCTCTTCCATTGCATCAATCTCACTTTCGCCTCAAGACCGGAAAAAATACTATCTTTAATAATTTTATTTACATTAATATTTAGTAGTGCCATATCATTAACATCTTTGGTAAGCACATCTTCAGGCCATATTACAACATTATATCCTAGATCAATTGTTTTCTCCATTCGTTTGACAATTTGTGCGTTCCTTGGTTCATTGTCATATACAAAAATAATTTTGTTTTTCTCTAAGTTTGGTATAGTGGATAAGTCTACATCGGCCCCGGCCATGGCGATTGCATTATCCACAAACATTGAATCAATAGGACCTTCTAATACGTACACTGGTTTGGAAAAGTCAACCGTATCAAGTCCAAAGATTTTAGGTTTAGATTCATCAAACATGATGGTGATGTACCTAAGACCATCAGGTTTAAAACTTCGTCCTTGCACGGCAAAACAGTTCATTTCCTTGTCTATGAATGGGATTATCAACCTGGGCTCGTCACCCTGTTCTCCATTGAATTTCCCAGGCAGAGCACTATTGATCCATTGTTTGAACTTAGGTGCATAACATAGTTTATGATGATATTGAGCAGGAATCTTTCGCTTGACAACGTATCGTTTAGCTGGGTGGTCAGGATCAAGTTGGCTTATCTTCTTTAAAAGCCGTAAAGGAGAATCGGTGCGAAATTTAGGTCTGCCCATAGAAGTGATGTCCGGCAGCTTTGGTTCTAATTTCTCTTGTTTGTTGAGAAATTTCTCTTGATTGTATTCCTGATACAGTAAAGGATCGTACTGTTTTAGGAAATTGCCAAAGGACATTGATGCTCCACAATTGTGACAGAAGTAGAGCAAGGAGTCTTTCTTTTCGTAAATGTACCCTCTAGCCTTGTATAGATTCTTTTGAGAATCACCGCATATGGGACATCGGAAATTATAGGATTTTTGATTTACTCTTGTAAACCTTAGTAGACGGTTTGAGAGCAAAGAGACATACTTATGGTCAATGAAGAGCATTATAAGGTCCGGATTAAATTTCGCACATAGCGATTATAATCCAGCAAACAACAAAAGGCAACTACTGAATTAAAAAAACTTTTCGAATCTTACGTGGGCGATAATATATCCAATGACGAGAGCTGCACCTAGGATCATCCAGCGCCATCTCTCTACAATACCAAGGCGCTCGTCCATGCTATCAAATTTTGACATGAGTGTTTCATGCTGTTCTTTTTGCTCCTTACGTAGTTCTTTTACGTCTGAGGCAATATTTTTTACTTCGTTTTCTAGCACGGCTATCCTTGAAGAGGAATCAAATAATTCCATTGCGTGTTCCATTTGTTATACAGCTAAAGACGCAGCAGAAATTGCTGCATTGATATAAGTATTTAGTTGTTCTTTTTTCTGCAACTCTTCAGCGTTCATCGTTACAA